AGGTGTAATGCGCCGCGCAAAACGTGAAAAGTAATTTTTGCAAAAATCCTTGAATTTACTGGGTTTGACGGCTATTTTACAAAAGGCACAAATCGTGAAACTACCTTTACAAAAGGCGACAAATGAAAATATAAAAACCTCTGTAAACTCTGATGGCAAGCCATTTTTCAGGGAATACAGAGGTTTTTATATTTTGGGTCAAAAGGCAGATTAAATTCGAAGAAAGGAATCCTTAAAATAAGGGTCCTTTTGAGGGGGAGCAGAACTATATATAAGAAAACCTTCGGATAACACAATACCTATCATTTGATCAACCTTTTGTTTAAATTCAAAGACATTTGTCATTAAGTTTGACATCCTTGAGCTAACATCCATCCCTAATACATGTTTATCCTCATATATTTCATTTGCTTCATTATAGAGCAAATCTAAGCCTGTCACAAACTTCTCTTTTATATATAACAGGTCAACATAATCGACCATGTCTATAGTAGAAACGCTTTCCAGATAGTTAAGCAGTATGTCGTAAAGGCCCTCTTTGTAATCGGGAAAATCCTTCGAGAAGATTTCGGCTGCACGACCGATATTAGCAATACTTCGTTTAAATCTATAAAGCTGAATATCCGGCTCATTATCTTTACCCAAAAGATAATCAATTGATACATTAAATAACTCCGATAAGGTCAAAAGAACGTTATATCTAGGCTCATTTTCCCCACGTTCGTATTTTATGTAAGTAACAGTTGCAACTTCCAATTGTTCTGCCATCATCTTTTGAGTGAATCCTCTTTCTTCTCTTAATTCTTTCAGACGTTTACAAAAAACCATGATCACTGCCTCCCTGGTATTTAATGGTGCTAATTATACTATACATATCACAAAAAAGCAAAGTACAGCCTTGACATATACGAAATGTATAAGTATAATGAAATTGTCCAGTTAAATATTATACGATTCATATAACAAAAGCATTTGAGGCGGTCGGACTATCGGGAGATTAGCACCGATGCCAGTGTTTCTTGAACAGGCAAAATTCTTGAGAGGGAGAATCTATAAATTATGAAAAACATCGGTATTAGACTTAAAGACATTAGACTAGACTATAAATTGACACAAGTAGATTTTTCCAAAAGATTAGGCGTAACCCATGCACATATTTCTAAAATCGAAAAGGGGAAGACCGTGCCGTCTGAGTCACTTGTCCGCTTGATTTGCAAGGAATACGGCATAAATATACTTTGGTTGAAAAATGGACAAATCCCTATCCACATTAAACCAACCCAGCAATTCAACCAATTACCGAAAAATGAAAATGCTATCATTCGAGCGCAATCAGAGCAAGTAAATATGCCATTTGAGTTCATAAGTAATAACATCAACAAAGAATTATATCTCCAATGTAAAACGCAAAAATGGTTGGCTGACCGATGCGGCGTAACAAAGGGGCAAATTAACCACATTGTACATGGGAGATCATTACCTTCGTTTAAATTGCTTGCAAAGATTTCCCTCGCTTTGGGAGTAGAAGCTAGTAGTTTAATTGTACCAACCGATATACAACAAAACGTTGGTGATGGATCATGACTTGGATAAGTCCCCAAGAGGCGGCAAAGTTCACATTATGTGATGTGAGTACAGTAAGAAGAAGAGCTAAATTGGGCGAATATGGAACAAACGGTTTTCATTATGTATCTGGTTCGTCAGGCCGTGGGGGAAAGCGGCTCGAAATACACTTAGAATCACTTCCCTCAGAGGCACAGGCTGCATACCACAATGCCAAGGGCAACATTCAATCTCCCATTAACAATCGTGAAGGATATACTTTATCTCAACGCAAAAAAGGTGAGCTAAGGGCACTCGTTGTTAGTCGGTACAAAAAGTATCGTCGTGAACGCATAAAGGGCGGCGTAATAAAGGAAACCGACATCATGCAGGACTTTGTTATCAAGTGGAACGTCGAACATCCCGACTTTACTTTTACTGTTAAAACCCTCTATGAGTGGAGGCGCAAGAGTAAATCAGGCGATGCTGAAAGGCTCGTGGATAAGCGCGGGGGATATAACCGGGGGCAAAGCTCCATCCCTGATGAAATGCTTAAATACTTTAAGAATCTTTTTTTGCAAGAATCAAAACCTTCTATTTTTAACTGTTATCGGCTTACGCAGCTTGAAGCCAATAAGCGAGGTATCACTATACCAGGAGTGAGAGCATTTGAAACAGCGGTAAGCAACATTCCCGCCCCGATCCTTGCCTTGCATCGTGAAGGTGCGAAATACTTCTCAGATCATTATATGCCTTACACAGAGCGCGATTACGAGAAACTTTTCCCCAATGACCGTTGGGTATCAGATCATCATTTGTGGGATGCGTTCGTTCGGGTGCCTAACGGCATGGGCGGTTGGATAGCTAAAAGGCCATGGGGAACTTACTGGCAGGATATGAGGACACGTAAAATCATGTCAAGCATTGTCCGGGTGGAAAACCCAAACTCAGATGTAGTTGTATGTAGCTTTGGAATAGGCGTTGAAGAATTCGGCGTTCCCAGATCGGTGTTACTGGATAACGGTAGGGACTACAAAGCGAAAGACGTTTTCAACACTGAATGCAAAGAAATTATCAATTCATTAGCAGTAAATCTTCAACTAGATACCGTTTACGCCATCCCATATAACGCCAAAGCAAAGCCCATTGAGCGTACTTTCAGTACCTTCGAGGAGCAATTCGGCAAGCTGCATAACACCTATGCGGGGAGCAACGCAAAAGAGCGTCCTGAAAAACTGAAAGAGCTTGATATCATGGAGTATCCCACATTGGAGGAGTTTGTGACCCTGCATAATCAATATGTCTATGAGGTCTACAACAACGCTACCCACAAAGGCGCATATATGTACGACAAGACTCCTAATCAGATGTATGCAGCCCTTCCATTCTCCATTCGCAGGGTGTCAAAGGATGTACTATATTTCTGCCTGATGCGCGTTAAGGGAAAAAGAGTTGTGCAGCGTAACGGCGTGACCTTTAATGGTATTCACTATTATAACGATAATGTCATCAATTATATCGGTAAATCTGTCTTTGCCAAATATGACCCAACAAAGCCGGATATTCTATATCTCTTTGATGAGAACGAAAACTATCTGTTCATCGCAACCAAGATTGTCAAGCTCGGTTTTGCACCCACCAAAGAAGACTACCATAGAGAAGGCTCTAGGCGCAAAACGGCAAGACACAATGCGCTTGACGGATATACACCCGACAAAACCATTGGCACAGTGGACGGCGTGAAAAAGCTCATGACACAACAGGCCGTACCACAAACAGTACCACAAGTCGGTCCCTCTGTTACGGAACTTCTTCGCAATCCAAAGATTGAAGAAACCGTGCGTCGCGTTAATATGAATGATGCTGAGCGTCAGTATTCTGATGCACTCGCGGGACAAGAGGCGACAAAACAGATGCAGGACGAAAAGAAAAAGCGTTATGCAGATTCTTTCAAGAAACTATGTAAGAATGATATCGAGGAGAAAAACAGGGAGAAAAGAGAGCAGAAAAACAAGGTGAAAAGAGAGCAGCCACACCAAGAAGCGACTATTTAAGGAAAGGAGTTTGATATCATGTTAAGACCACTTGTAGCACAGACCACTTGTATGAACGAGGTCCATTTTGCCGCCAGTTATGCTCAGTCATATGGCGATATCTCACTAATCTACGGTGAGGCGGGATTAGGAAAGACTTTTTCTCTTAAGGAATATGCCAACACCAATGAAGATGTTATATATGTAGAACTCAGGGATTGTGACAAATCCACAAAGGGCGTATGTGAACGGATTCTAAGCACAATTGGGAAAAGTAAGCGTGGCATCGACCGGGTACTTGTGGATGCCATCATTGACTATCTAAAAGAACATTCCAAGCTGATTATCATTGATGAAGCGCAGCACCTTCTTTTGAAGGCCGTGGAAAATCTTCGTGCTATCAATGATGCTACAGAAACAGGTATGGTATTGTGCGGTAATCCAACCGTGTACGATCAGATGCACGGCAGAGGGCAAGCTCACTTCGCCCAGCTATACAGCCGTATCGGGATAAGAAGGAGCATACAGAATCCTGATATAGAGGACGTAAAAGCTATTTTTGAACCATACACCCTGGATGATGACAGTCTTCGCTTCCTGCACAGACTCAGCCTTCAATGGGGCGGGATAAGAAACTGCATTAAGATATTCAATATGGCTCTGACAATAGCGAAAGATCATGATGAGCCCCTTTCAGTTGGGCACCTAGAAGCGGCATGTGACCTCCGAAACGGCAACCAATAAAAAGGGGCGGATGACAGTATAGACCACTGTCATCCTAATTATATAGCTTTCGAACAGAGATCGCAATTAGAAAGGAGCGGTTGATTTATGGGAACCACATCCACGAAACTTATTTCACAGCCGCAGCTTAGAAAGATATACGTTGAGGCACGTAATGCCGGAGTCAGTGACAAGTTTCTTCACGACGTGATTTACAAGATGCATGGCAAGGAAAGCCTGAAAGACCTCCTGATGTCGGAGGCGGCTATGTTGATAGATGCTTTAATTGATGATCAGTCAGGGCCAGTAAATCGCCCTGGCATGATGACCGAAAAACAGGGATGGTTGCTCTCGGACTATCTAGAAAAACTCGAATGGACAGACGAACAGATACAGGGATTTATCAAGAAATATGCGCACGTTGACCACTTTACATGGTTGAGCAAGGAAGCGGCCTCTAAGTTAATTGAGGCGGTCAAGAACATTTACACAAGACAGGCAAAGAAAAGACTGGGGGAATCTTCAAATGTTTAGCAAAGAAGTTATTGAAGGTCTTATGTGGAATTTTCACGAAAGGTTTGATAGTCTAAGCAAAAGAGACAAGGATATAAAGGAATCCACAGAGGAGTTGCTCACACTGATCGGCAGCAACGTCACTAACCTCAAAAAGTTTCGCACCAATATTGAGGATGCCATGTCCGCGATAATTTCCGACTCTTCTTGTTTGGGATACTATATCGGCCTGAACGATGGAGCGAACATGATGAACTCACTTATACAGTCGAACCTCCCCGAAAAAATTATGGAGTTAAGAGGAGAACTTCTAGAATAAGCATACACACCAAAATAAACAGAGACCCCGTTATAACGCGTTATAACGGGGGTCTTTTTGTTTCCGAGGGGAATTCTATTACTTTCTATAAAGAAGCCGCTCAGGGGCGATAATAAGATTGTGAGCCTTACAGGGATTTTATATTATTATCCTCTGAGAACATCTTCAAGAATCCCTTTAATCTCATTCACGTCATCATCATTGATTCCCATAAACGGGCGTGCGGGAATTGTAACCTTCACTTCCTCTTTCGTAACCCATTTGCCACCAACTTTAAAGCGTAGTCCCTTCCCGCTCTTTGCTCTTATTGTTCGTTTGTCTCCAAATTGATGTGTCCTGGCATAGATTGTATTTGTGCCAATAGCCAAGCCATTCTTATCTGCTGATGATTTAATGGAGTTTTTCAGCCTTGCGGTATCGGACAAAGTCACGCCGCCATGTTCGGTGGCTCTTATTGAATAACGCCAATCTTTACCGCTCGGCTCCTTTTGATCACTGAACCGTTCACGTGTGCTCGTGCGCAAGCTCTCGGCAATGGACAAGTTAACTCCTCTAAGGTCAATGTTTTGGAGTTCTCTCAACTTATTTTTCAAACGCCGTACATCACCTGTAAGTTTAACGCCCTGATCCTTACTCATGATTTGTTTCCATAGAGCTTCACATCTTCCGCTGACAGTCCCATGAGCTCATGGGCGCGTGATCTGCTTCCTGCTCCCTTGAGTGTCAACGTTTCTATGTCCATCTCTCCCATAGGCACGACTTGCGGAGCGCCCTTGAGCCATAGCGTGAAGTCGCTCAGGTCATTCATTGCGGAACGGAACGCCCAATCCTTTTGATAGGGCATGAGCTTCCCGGCCTTGAACGCCTGTGTAACAGTTTCATCCACCTTGAGCTTGTGTGCCTCGAATCTCATGGTGTCGACTTCTAGTTTAAGCCCAACCTGTACACTGAGGAGTTCGCTGATGCGGTTTTTTATGTCAACCAACTGAGCAGTATCAGGTAGTTGCAAAATTTCTTTGAGTCCTTTGATAAATTTCACGGGGCTTTCCTCTGCGTGTTCATCCACTTTAGGCAGTTCAATCATACCGGGTTTTTCTCCCTCCGTGTTAATAGCTTTATCCGAATTGACAATGGCTGTCATTCCGTCAATGGCAGGGGTATTGGTAAGTGCTACAGAATGAAGGAATAGCGCTTTCTTGTCTCTTGTGCGGACGTTGATCACTGGGGACAGATAACGGTATTCTTTGTTCTTGAGGTATTCCTCGGCTTTAGGTGTCCATTCTACTTTAGAATAAATGCCATCACTCTTGAGAAATAGCTCCTTGATCCATCCAGCGGCGGGTGCCTGTACATCATGCAACGTTTGATGCTCATAGTCTACCGGGATATCAAGCTGTCTATCTTTGAACCGCTTCAAAATACTCGAATATGATTCACCATCCACAAGAAAGTCGCCCTTTTGACTCTTGACAAGTCCTAAAGGCAGGAGTTTAATTTGTTTGGGCGTGCCCGTCTCAAGCGAAAGGCTGTTTTCAATTTGAATCAGTTCGTTATTCATCATTCGCCTCCCGTTGTCGTTCCGTCAGAGCCATAGGCAAGTTGCCACAATCCATATCCGGCATTACAACGGGTATCTACGCCGTACAGGTATTCATTACGGAAAAATACGTTATCATCATTGTTAGCGGTTTTTGCCACAAGCGCGGGTTTTCTTCTGTTCTGAAAGATAAATGGCTTTATAGCCTTTTTCGTGCAGAGCAGAAACCACATATCGGGATTATTAACGAGCTCAGGAGCAACCAACACCTCGGCAGTGTCTTTGTAAATGTTGGTCTCGCCGTTAATCAACTCAGCAAACACAATGCGCCGCGCTACTGCTTCATTTTGAGGAGAGACAACAAGCAAATCAGGGATGATATATAACGGATCGCCTTCATCGTTGGTGAGTGACATCATTGCAGAACGGGCAATAGGGTAGGTTTCCCACGTGAGCTTATGAGTGCCCTTATTGCTTTGAGTTTCGCCACTTTTTTTGATTGAATACAGATAAGGGTGAGCATCGGAAATGAACGGCTTTTTGTCATAGCATAAATCTGTGAAGGCTCGCGGCAAAAGTCCAAACACAAGCTTGTCAGGCAGTTTGCGCGCGCCCTCAGCAAGGTCTTGAAACATAGGTTTATACACGCCGATTCGGTCATCCTCAATATCAGTGCGACTAACTGAGATGGTTGTCTCAAAGAGCTTGTTTTTAATGGCGTAGGTATGTACGGAGATATTTCTTATCTCCCTGTCACCTACCCATTCCCGCATGCTTGGCATAGAGCCTAACCAACCATAGTTTTCATCGGAGGCCTCAGACGGAACCTCCATTGCAATTTTGGGATGCAGAACAGTCGTTTCCTCAAGAGTCTTGTTGAAGACCGTGTTGAAGCTACTGTAAATATCATTGATAGCAGCTTGATTGATAATCATTTTAAACTCCTCCTTTTTTTGTTTTATAAGTAACTATTACTTTGGTTTAACTATTTGCTGAATCCACCGCTGACTGACATTGTATTTCAGTGACAATTCCACTGAATTATGTCCGTTGAATTCCTCCCTGATTTTGATATCCCTGAGTGGACGCAAAATCTTTTCTTTACTCGGCAAATAGAAAGTCGTGCCACCAATTAAGGTGGAGAGCCTAAGAAGATTGTCCGCGCCGATTTCCTCAGCGATTGCCCGACACATACCGTCAGGCAACATAGAAGGTGTGAGCTCTTTTGTCAACGTATTGCCCATGTCAGACCACCTCCCTAAAATCTTATTACAATTACATTTTAGTACTACATTTAAGAATGTTACATACGAAGTAATTCATAGATTTATTTCTAATACAAAAGAAAAGAACGCCCGTATTATGAGCGCCCAAAAGTTCCGTATTCAGTTGCGTTTTTTTGTCCCACTATAAAATCAGGTGTTCCTTCTATGTCCCAGGGTATCCCGCTACATTCCAGGTTATCCCACGTTATCCCGGTTTTTTTATCGTGTTTTCACGGTTTGTATGTAGTATATTCACGGTTTGTAGGTAGTATAACAACTAACTAAAAATTATAATTCTTTGGCTAAAAGTTT